GCCGCACGACTCGCGAAAGTAACTCTCGCTGTAGCACTTGGCCACGTTAACCCGAAGGCCACATGACTCAAGCGCGTCAACGCATGCCTGCTTATAGCCCTTGGCGATAATCAGATCATCACCGTAGACGTACACAAGCTTTCGCGCATTCTCCCGTGTAATCCCTGTCAGCATTATTGCTGCTACGCAGAGACTCCAAACCGTTAGTGCCAAAACGGGAAAGCACAGGGCGCTCCCCATCGGGGCGTACTTTGCGAGTGGAATCTCCTGCCCGGTCGGCAGTCGCGTTGCATCCGTGCGCACAGATGTGAAGTACGGTGTCAGCCTACTAGGTAGCAGGCGATTCACCAATTGCACAGTGACACGGTCGGAAGCATCCTTGAGATCAAGGGTATCGTATGCCCTCGTCACACTGGACTCTTTCGCCAGCGTAGCGTTGACCCCCTGATCGGTGAAGTTCACATGCCCCTTTGTGAGGGGAGATCGTTCCACCCAGGACACTAACCCACTTCCAAGGCCCTGCTGGATGAACTGATATTCCAGCGGTTCCATGGAAATAAGTCTTGGGCCACGCGAATCTTTCGGAACTAACACAACCTTTGCACACCCTTTGTCAAGGCGTTGCAGAGACATGTACCAGCTCTTCGAATCCGCGACTGACTCTTTACTACGAGGGATAAAATACTCGTAGTAGGGATACATCTGGTGAATCCCTGAATAAAGCCTTTTAAAGCTCCATTTTTGGGATAACTTCTCACCAGTTGCCACGGCACCCGGCCCATGTTTTGGGCTAACTGCTTTAGGGTCGAAACCCTCGAGCAGATCGCTTAAAAGGCTTGACGCTACACGGAGCAGCGGACCTTCTACTAGCTCAAGCGATTGGAGTTCTACTTCAGTATCAACAAAGTTTTTTAGGACTCTGTCGACAGCGCAGTCCTCGAAATCTAACTCGAGTTTGTAACACAGGTGGCAAACCTGAAGCACATGTTTCAGTGCTTGGGCTTGCTGATCAGGCGAACCATCGCCAAAGATCACCTTTAGGTACTGCCCCATAAACAGGGGCAGGCCGCCGTCATCCAGCTTAAAGCTGGTGCGCGGTAGAGAGGTGCCACTTTCCAGAGCCTGAAGTACATCCTTCGCAAACTGCGGAAGGGTTTTCGTCAGGAAGGAGAGGCCCTCGCAACGGGTACGCTGCTTTAACACAGCGCAATCCTTAGCGAGGTTC